AGGTGTTAAGCTGATTACATCTTCCATAGTTATTCTCCTTTACAAAGGACAGGTGTAAAATTAATTTCTTCAATCTCTTTATCTATTACCTTTCCGTTTATTGTTGTATGAGTTTCAAGTCCAGCGGATTCAATTACCCACTCCCATACAGAAGGATCAACAAAGTCTTCTCTTCGTAATAAAACAACCATAACATTTCTCCTAAACTATATTACAATAACTTCTGAATGGGTTTCAATCCATACCTTTGCACCACAAGATAAAGGTTTATCAGGGCTGTACTTAATTTTAGATGGTCCTAATACTACAACATCATGTCCATACTCATTGGACTTGTATGTTTTACATGTGATAACTGGGTTACGTTCACCAGTTTTAGCATTACGTTTAATAACGTGCTGATTAATATGGATAATACTCTTCATGTTTATTCCTTTCTTATTTAAGATCCGTCTGAGTAATGGTAGTATACTCTCATTTGATTATAAAGTCAACATGTAATTTAGATACATGGTTCGCATCCTTATATATCTTCTGATATAGATCAGCTAGATACCTGCACCATGAATCCCATAGGTACTCACTCCCTCCTAAATCTTCGCAGGTTTTAATATAGAAGTTAGCTTTTCGCAGGGCTGTAGCTTCAGTCATCTTATCATTCACCTTAAATACTGAGGCTGATAATCCAAATCGTGCTAGGTTATGCACATCCAGACACCCTACTTTACCCAAGGCAAGCTGTAATACAAAGCCAGCCTTCACTATCCCTATACCATACAGGCCAGAGACTTCCAGTAATTTTTCTGCCAGAGATATTTCTTTTGAGTACACTTTCTCATAAAGATACCCCTTCATTGCTATGATTTCTTTATGTGTTCTTCTCTTTGTACCATTCAGACAGACCGCACTAACACCATTAATATCTATATCTGTCATTCTTTTACCAACAGTAAAGAATTGTGTTTGAATAGTATTTGAAACACAACTTAATCCTCTGCTAAAATTAATAGGGTTCTTCCTCATGAACCTAGCTACCTTAGGTTGGTGTGTCTTAAACATTATTCATATTCCTATGGTTCTCTATTGCTTTAAGAAATATAGATCTGTCAAATCTATTATTCTGTCTGATAAAGAACTCCATAAAATCTGATACTAAAGCAGCGTCAACATTATGTTTAGCAAACATCTCTGCTATTTCTTGGAAGTGTTTCCTAGTCATGGGTCATCTCCATTTAGTGTCACTAAATAAGGGGAGAGATACTAGTGTACCTCTCCCTAATTTAAACTATACATTAATTGCTCTATTAATGTTAGTCCTAGTTGGAGTATTACGTATTGGATTGGCATCATTCAACACCACTACTGAAGTAGTTGTACGAGGCCAGTACCTTACGACACATCCTTTACCGTATGGATTAGGTGTGGTTGCTCGAACTGATTTTCTTGTTACCTTCAATTCCTTACCATCCTTTGTACCATTCGGCCTGATAAAAACAGAAGGTGCGCTTGTTGATGTTACGATTGTAGTCTCATCTTTACTTACCATTGTAATGCTACTCATAGTCTATCTCCTAAAGAAAAGTGAGGTCTTTTAACGACATACCTCTTAGGTCGTTCTTTAAATTCTATTGATTACTTCTCATCAATGAATACCCAATCACCTTTTATTAGTACGTTCTTTTCAGGTTCATGATACTCATCAATATACTGAGGCCGTTCTATATAACAGGTTAACTTTGCCTCTTGATCTGTTCGTGTCTCATCATTGTGAAATACAAGGTTAATCTTACCTTCATCTGTATACTCTAGTCGTTTAAAGTCGTACACTTCAGCGGTGATTAAACCTCCCAGACTTAAGTGTTTTAGTTGCATTTCTCTTCTCCTTTTTTCATTCTATCAAAAAGATTATCTATAGTTATTGCAAACCAAAGTCCCGCACAAAATCCCACTAAGAATATAGTTATCTCAATCATACTCATCTCCATCTTCGGGATGTGGTTGGTCTGGGCCTTGATAGAAGGGATTTTTATGCCACACATCTCTGTAAGTTAATATCCAAGCACGATCAGGGTTATTTCTTCCTCTTTCATGTGCTTCATGACGGTCTGATTGTTGTTCATGGTTCATGCTATACTCCTTTCAGTCCCACAGGTTAGTAAAATTATCGGCTACCCATTGCATAGCCTTCTGCACTCTCTCAAAATGCTTTCCCTCTGCCATATCACAGAAAATATCATCTGATTCTTTCCAAGCAACATAGTCTCTCAAGGCCATAGCAGTATCAGCCAATTCATACTTCCAGTTTCTAAACTGTCTATCAAACTCTCCCTCATTGTCATTAAGGTGAGGCCATCCATGTGTATTCTCTGCAAGAAACTGCAATCTTATGGCAAGCCACTTAGCCAAACTGATGTCTAGGTTGATGCAGTCTTTTCCGATAGGGTCATCCATCCACTTCATCTATAGTCCTCCTTCATTCCAATCTTTTAAGGCTTTATGTTTATAGGTTTCTACTTCTTTATCTCTCCCAAAATCTATCAATGCTAGTCCTAAAGTCATAGCCTCCTTTCTTGTTAGTTGTACTGACTGATAATTTAGTATGGTATCTGCCTCAACCCTACTATTATTCTGTGTGATTTGAATACAAGAGCGTTTAGTATCTCCGCCCCAATACCTAACCAATCCTATAGATGGTATTCTTTTTAGTTCTATATCAGTAGCCATTTACTTCTCCTTTCCTTATGACATTTATTAAGAACAAAAAAAATGGTACTAGAATTAACTAGTACCATCTATAGTTTAGTGAGGATTAAATTAGATATTCTTTTCTAATTTCTATAAAAGAAAAGTCTGTCCTTTTACTGTCCTCAAAGTGACGGGTAACAATCCAGCTTGTCGCCTTGGCAATTGCTAAGTTGACACTATCCTCATTAAAATCTTTTTGCTCATGGACGTTTCCATATAATCTAACTCTGGCGACTACACTTCCATCATCCTGTCCGACTATGGCACTATTGCCTATCGTGTCTTCAATTTTAAATTTCATAGACTGTTCTCCTTTTTTTAATTATTAAGTATACTCTCCTATCTATGTATACCCCATCTCTTAGGGCTAGTCTCTCTCTTAGGTTCATATCTTATACGAGTATGATAAGGTGTGCAAGACTTATCTAATATTGTCTCCCACTCATACGACATAAGCTTACTCATACATTCAAAAAAAGTATCGCTCATTTTAAACTTGCAGGTACTCATCTCATACTCATTAGGATTTATTTTTATAAATGTGCCTAGCAATCTCTTATCGAGTAGCATCTTATCACCTACTCTTTCAATTTTCATACTCATTCTCCTCTCACTCATACTTTCATTTAGTGTCACTAAATGGAAACACTAAACGAAAATACAGGCAAGCGGAAACCCTCCCCGAATTGAGAGGGTTTCGTTTATCTGATAAATTAGGTTAGGCTAGGCGTTTTCTAGTCTATCGGTAATTGATTTTAGAGTTATAACCAATGCGGCAACTTCTTCTGCATTATCCTCAATTGATTTAGCAGCCTTTACGATTTCTTTAACTTGACTTTTTATGTCAACCAACTTGTCAACTTTCTTCCCGCCTTCGACTACTTTCTGCCAATTGATTGCATTAACAAAACGTAAACCATTATCTTCATATGCCTTAGCTTGGCTAAACATGACAGAAACTACCGAAGGAGCCGTGCAACCCTTACCGAAATTATGAATAACTTGTTTACCGGTAGTTGCGTCCTCTTCCTTGTAATTCCATTTGTTCGCCTCAAAAATGGCTACCTTAACAGTTGATAATGAAACGTTTGCACGTTCCATATCCTGCAATTCTGTTAGTGCTTCCAACATTAAACCTTTTTTAGCTTTATTGGCGTCTTTTGAAATATTTGCTTCGTCAGCCAATTGATCGACAATGTAAGTGAACTTGTCATTCAGATCGAATGTGAAAGTAGTTTCGGAAGTAATTTCAGTGTTATCTAGCATTTTGATAAACTCCTAAAAGCCTTCCATCTAATGCCTTCTATTTAGTGTCACTAAATGAAAGGCGGGTTGTGGGCAGTTCTCGGTTTGTTCTATTTTGCCCGTTTGTGTGTTCTTTAGTAAAGACAGATTGACACATATTTATTAACAAGTAGTTAACAAATATTAATTATTTTCGCTACCATATAAAGATTAATAAATAGTTAAGATATTGTAATCGTCAAATTGTATGCAAGAACCATGCCAAGAATGCCAAAAAAGGCTAAATCTGCGAGATTAATTTTTAGGTAGTAGAGTACCGAAAAACGCTAAAACGCACCAGTGACGCTTAAAATGGCGTACAGAGCATGTTGCCAGTTTGTTCTCTTTTGTTGCGAATAGTTCGCATCTAGGACGATTTCAAATAGGGATTGATAGTGATAATCATTCGCAACTAGAAATATTGAGAATAATAATGAGAATCATTCGCAATTGGGATACCTCCTATTTAGTGACACTAAATGGTAATGAGAATCATTCGCAATAAGGTATCTGTTTTCCAAAATATCCTAAATGAGAATGAGTATCAATTGCATCCGGCCTAAAAAATCTGTGGCTCCGGCTAGTCATCATTATATTAGGAAGCTCATATAAAATTAGCAAAATACATGGGTCTAAAATTCTACCAATGTCGGCCTACTTAAGTACTAATTATATTATACTTTAGTATATTTTATTATTTTTTTTATTTTAGTACTTGTGTAATTAGATATTATAGTGTATAATAGTACTATGTATAATTTAGAAGAAAATTTATTAGAGTCTTTTATAAACCTTAAGGGACTCCTCTCACAAAAAGTAGAACAACAATCTAAATCAGACTTCCTTACGTTTGTCCGACTGATGGCTCCTTCCCTTGTGTCTGACTTCATGATGGGTAATCACATTAAATTAATCTCTAATAAACTTAAGGATCTTGAAGAAGGAAAAATAAAAAGACTAATGGTCTTCCTACCTCCTCGTTCCTCTAAGTCAGTCATCTGTTCTAAATTATTTCCTGCATGGTATATAGGTAGAAATCCCACTCATGAAATACTAACTGTATCTCACAGTGATCAGTTGTCTTCTGACTTCGGCAGGTCTGTCAGAGATGTCGTCAACACAGAAGACTTCAATAAAATATTCAGAGGTGTCCAACTCAGGAGTGATGTCAGGGCAGCAGGTAAATGGAAGACGAACCAAGGCGGTACTTACTATGCTGCTGGTGTCAGATCACAGATAGCAGGTCGAGGAGCGCACATAGCTATCCTAGATGACGTAATGTCTGAAGAAGATGCCTTCTCTGATGCAGGTAGAAGGTATATTAAAGAATGGTATCCAGCAGGATTAAGAACACGACTTATGCCGAATGGATCTATCGTAATAATAAATACCAGATTTCACTACGATGATCTTTGTGGATGGCTCCTGAAACAACAGGAAGACATGAGCGAGTATGAGACAACTCCTTGGGAAGTTATAAAGATACCTGCATGGCTTGATGAAAAGGCAGCAGACTTACTGGAATTACCTGTAGGAGGAAGTTACTTCCCTGAATGGAAACCAGATAAAGTCTTGCAAACAGATGAGAACGAAATAAAAGCAAGTAACGGAAGCCGCTACTGGAACTCTCTCTACATGCAAGATCCCACTCCTGAAGAAGGAGGATTAATAAAAAAGAGATGGATACAGTTCTGGGAAGAAGA